CAGCATACTGACTTCTACGATGTAATGAACAGCTATAAGGTAAGATATAATCAAATCCTTAACATGGTAGATGATGTTTTTCCTGGTATGATGAATACAGAGATTAGAGCTAATGTTATTGTAGAAACTTTAGATAGTAGCAGGAGACGTAAACGTAGAAAAGAGATTAATGAAAAAATTAGTAAATATTCCAGATGATTGGTATTTACACCTAAGAGATACAATAGAGAGTCCATATTTTAAGAGCCTTGGGGGTTTCATTGCTAAGGAAAGACAAACTAAGTCTATTCTTCCTTACAAAGATGAAGTCTTCAAGGCTTTTAATTTAACCCCTTTTCAGAAAGTAAGAGTGGTTATCTTAGGTATGGATCCGTATCCAGGTAGATACAAAGGAGAACCTACAGCACATGGCTTAGCTTTCAGTCCTAGAAATAAAGATCAAGTTCCTCCTTCTTTAAGGGTTATGTATAACAAGATTAAAGAAGATATTTATCCAGACGAACTAACATTTCCTATTGACATGGATCTAGAAGCATGGGCTAAGCAAGGAGTTCTCTTAATTAACGCAGCTTTAACTATCGAGGAAGGTAAGTCAGGTTCTCACCTAGCTCATTGGACTGAATTTACAGAGGCTGTGTTTAAAACTTTAAACGAAAGCACTACAGGACTTATTTTTTGTTTCTGGGGTAAAGACGCTTTAAAGTTTGCTCCTTTGATTGATGATAACTTTCATCACATCTTAGTTGCACCTCATCCTGCAGCCGCTTTATACGGTGGAGGTAAGTGGAATTGTGACCACTTTAAAAGAATAAACGAAATACTAATGGCCAGTAATCGTGATGATATAGACTGGCTACAAAACTTAAAATAAAAAATATGAATTGGCAAGACTTCGAGACATTAAGTCATTTAGAATTTAAATCTAAATTAATAGAACACTTTACTGAAAGAGTAAAACAAACCAAACTAATGGAACAAAGCACCGAGTACGACTATTGTGAAGTACAAGGTAGAATCAAAGAACTAGAAGAACTACAAAACTTTATTGAAACATTTAAAAGACCAGCCTTATGAACAAACAACAATTATTAGAAACCTCCAGGACTAACTGGACAGTAGACAAACGTGAACTAGTAGGTCCTAACGGAGAACCTACTCCTGCTTTTGGTATCTTCAGAGGAGATACTAACAAGTGTTTAGGTATCGTAGGATCTAAATATGTTCCTACACAGAATGAAGAAATCTTAGACATGCTTTTAGAAGCTGCTGCTAGGGTTAATATCTCAGGAGAAAGAGGTGGTTTCTTAGGAGACGGCCAGAAAGTATACTATCAATTTCCTTTAACTGATGTTACTATTGGTGGATCTGACAATAAGAGGTTTCTTACAGCCCTTACTTCACACGATGGTAGTGCTCCTATTGGCTTCGGAGCAACCAATGTGACAGTTGTATGTGCTAACACGTTTTACATGGCTCTAAGAGAGTCTCAGAGGGTAAGACACACTAAGAACTCTCACGGAAGATTAGCTATTATCATCTCTCAACTACAAAACTCTCTTACTCAAGAGGAGCAATTTGTTGAGAAGTTAATAGAATTGAGTAAAATTAACATTCCTGAAGTAGTTACAGACGATTTTATCTTAGGTATTATCGGAGGTGATGGGGAAGCTTCTCGTACTAAGAATCGTATCTTAGATTTCAAACAAGCTATTGCTACTGAGTATAACACTCATGGTAATACAGCTTATGCTTTGTTTAATGCTACTACTCGTTTCACTAACTATATGATGGGACACAAGAGTATAGAGCATAAGCGTGAGTCTTTGATCCACGGAACAGCTTACAACATCAACAACAGAGGCTTAGAATTAATTTCTGAAACCTACACTCCTATACACGAAGCTAGGTTAACTTTGTAATTCTCTTGCATGCCAAAAAAGATTAGGGGGTCAACAGATCCCCTTTTCTTTTAGTTATATTTGTACACCATGTTAAAGAGAACAATCAAGAAAGTTCCTGTAAAAGGAAATCCCGAAGAAAGAGACTTGCAGAAGCCTTGCTCTGAGTGCGGTAAAGTAAAAGCTATCGCCAACAAGACTAAAAGACTTTGTGCAGGATGTGTAGTAAAAGAAAAGAAAGCTAAGCAAAAAGTCCGCAAAGAAATTAAACGTAAGATCAAACAAGAAACTATTACTCAAACCAAGTTAGATCAAATAACATCATGGTTAGTAAGAGGTGCACACGTTAATAAGTGCCATGCTTGTGAGATTACTCTAGATCCTAAAGGACTTCAATGTGCTCACTTTGTAGGTAGAACTAAAGTATCTACTCGTTATCACTTAACTAACTTATTACCAGCTTGTCCTAAGTGCAATCTTTATACCCCTCATCACGTATGGAACTTAGGTAAATCTTTAAACAAGATATGGGGAGAAGATACCACAGAAGACATGCTACAACTTTCGAATAAGATTCTTAAGTTAAGTAACCACGATAGAAAGCTTATCTACGATGTGTACAGAACCTGCCTTACCGATATTGAACAAGGCAACTACTCACAAGAGCAGAAGTATGAAAAGCTTAAACAGGCTTTAAATGATTATAACAAGATAGTAGAACCCATTTTAAAATGATATATCTAGTTACCAAACAAGATATCTCCTTACCCGACATTACCCTTACTACAGTACAAGAGTCCCTCGAATACTTAAACAAGTTAGAGTGGATAGGTTTGGACACAGAGACCTCAGGTTTCGATCCTTACACTACTAAACTGTATACTCTTCAGTTAGGAGATAACGATGTTCAATACGTAATAGACTTAACTACGATTGACATCAACGAATACAAAGAGTTATTAGAGACTAAGGGTCTTATTGGTCATAACTTAAAGTTTGACCTAAGATTCCTTTATCATTATAGGGTAATTCCAACAAAGGTATACGATACCTTCTTAGGAGAAAAAACATCTCGCCTAGGTATAGAAAGCCATAGATGCTCACTTGCTGCTTGTGTACTACGTCATTGTGGAATCATACTAAGCAAAGAAGAGCGACTAAATATTACAGGTAGACTTACTGAAGGTTTCGTAAAGTACTCTGCGTATGACGTAAAGTATCTACACGAATTAAAGGACAAACAAGAATTCTTACAGCTAGCAGATGGTACCTCAGTGTCCATTGATTTGGACAATAAGTTTGTATTAGTACTAGCCTACATCGAGTATTCAGGAATGAAACTAGACGTAGAGCAATGGACAGCTAAGATAAACAAAGTACAAGCCATAGCAGATGAAGCTGAAGCACAGTTAAACCAATTCATCCTAGATAATAAGATGGAAAAGTTTATCGACTCTCAACTTGACCTCTTCTCTTCTTCGACTAAGGTTAATGTGAATTGGAACTCACCTTCACAAGTTGTGGAGTTCTTTCAGGCACTAGGTGTAAACACTAAAGTAGTAGAGAAAGGAAAGACTAAAGACACCATTGAAGCTAACCATCTAGTAAAATACAGCTCAAAATACCCCATTATTGAGCTTTATTTAAAGTTTAAGGGAGCTCAAAAGGACATAGGTACTTACGGACAGAACTGGATAGATCAAATTAATCCAGTAAGCGGAAGAATCCACACACAGTTTAAGCAGTTGATGAACACAGGACGCTTATCTAGTGGTGGTAAATCAGGAGACGTAAAGAACTTTAACTTTCAGAACATTCCCTCAGACCAAGAAACTCGATCTTGCTTTGTAGCATCAGAAGGAAACACTCTAGTAGGTTGTGACTATACAGGTCAAGAACAAATTGTATTAGTTAACAAGTGTCTAGATAAAAACCTCTTAGAGTTCTATGATAATGACTTGGGTGATATGCACAGCTTTATTGCGAGCAAGATGTATCCTGAGTTAGATGGTATGGATCTTAATGACATCAAAAAAAAACACAAGGATAAGCGTCAATCAGCTAAGGTTGCAGGCTTTGCTATTAACTACGGTGGATCAGGTATTGGTATTGCAGATCAACTAGGACTAAATGTAGAACAAGGTCAGTCTATCTATGATGCATACTTTAGAGCCTTCCCAGGATTAGCAGCTTACTTTACTGAAGCAAAGAAGTTTGGTGTAGAGAATGGCTATGTTCTTATCTCACCCGTAACAGGTAAAAAGTCTTACGTAGATTACTACGATGAGTTTTCTAAACTTAAGAACGAGATGAACAAAGATTTCTGGGACAGGTATAAACAGATGAAGAATGCAAACACACCTACGGCTAGAGAAATGAAAGAGAAGGTAAGCCAATTCTTTAGAAAGCGTGGAGACATTGAACGCATGTCTTTGAACTATCCTATCCAAGGTGAATCAGCAGAGATTACTAAGTTAGCTTGTGTGTATTTCTGGACTAAGTATCTAGTACCTAATAACTTATTGTTTAAAGTATTGATAGTCAATATAATACACGATGAGATATTAATAGAAACACCTGAGGAAATTGCGCAACAGGCTGCTGCACAATTAGAAAAAGCAATGGTAGATGCAGGTGCTAAGTTTTGTAAGAGAGTTCCTCTCAAAGCAGATCCTTGCATAGAAAAATTTTGGAAAAAGTAATTATGAAACAAGAAGAAATTTTAAAACTTAGAGAGTTAACCCCAGAGTATTTACACCGTAGATTGGTTAACATAGACAAAAAAATTCATAAATTGAGACTTGAAGGTCAACAAATTAGAATGATTATTAAATCTCTTAAGAAAAAATAGCCATGAAAAAGAACAAAAAGAACGAAGAAGTCTTAAAGCATAGTATAAAAGGTAAATACTTTGCGGACTACTTAATAATAGACGGCAAACAGATTGACCTAATAGATGCTGGTAAGTACTATCCGAAAACTTTTATTATTAAGTTACTGACTGGCGAGATAAAAAGACGTTTACATTATGCTCACTATCTTGACTTAATGAGATGCGCAGAAAGATATACTCCTGAACTCTACAAATGTTATCAAGATAATCGAAAGATGGCTGAAATAGAAGGATATAGTATTATTTATACTAAAGAGGAGTTATCAAATCTTGACTTAGAGGTTACAGAGCCTATAACTAGGACTCGTAAGAAGCCAGGCAGAAAAGCAGAAGAATGACAGATGAACAGATAAAGGAGGTAAGAAGAACTTATCTCCTTGCTAGAGCAGTTAACACACAGTATCAGTTTATCCGTGAGTTTGTTAATGACGATTTACGGAAAGCAATTAACGAAGCAAAAGCAAAAAATGCTTACTTTATTAAAATTTTAGACGGATATTTGCAGAAGAGAAACGTAAGTAACCAGATAGAAGAAGACGAAGAGTTGGCATTTTTGCTTTTGGAAGAAATAGAAAAGAGAACTAATGATAAATAGAGTTTACATACCTGCAACTCTTTCCCTTAATATAGATGGTAACGTTTATCTTAAGGGAGATAAAGAGTTAATGCAATCATACTTTAAAGAACTTATGAAACAAGATCCGAGTATAGATGTAGAAGTTTGTATTACTAGAATAGATTCTAAGAAAACAAACCCTCAGTTAGCTTATTTCTATAGTACCCTAGTACCTATAGTAAAAGCAGGCTTTGAGTCGCTTACAGGGGAAGTATATAGCAAAGAGGACGTAGTAACATTCCTTAAAGACAAGTACTTCTACGAAGAGACTATGTTCCAAGGACAGTTTATTAAAACTCCTCTCTCTTTATCTAACGGTAAGAAAGACGAATTACATAAGTTTATACAAGATGTGATTTTATTTGCAAGAGAAATCCTGGGAGTGGAAGTACCAGAACTAGACTAAAAATTATGTTATATATTATAGAACCCCGCACAGAATCAGACAAAGTGGAAGCTGTTGGCTCCCCTGATGTCGCACACTCCTACGCTTATGGAGAAAACATGGTCACCTATTATGGAGATGAGTACAGTCAAACTATCCAATTAGGAACTATAGTAAACTGTAATGAAGTAATGTCTATTGTAACTAATGTTCTTCCTATGAAATTTGGAAGAGTTATTCTTACAGTAGTTCCTGCTTATCCTATTTCTAAAACTACTACAGGTGCCTTAAAACGTTAACTATGGCTAACGATTTTCCTGCTATGGAAGACTATAATGAGGGTAGTCAAGCACTACGCTACAACAAAGGTAAGGCTCAGTGGTCTTTAGTAGATTTTAAGTCTTTAGAACCTATGGTAGAAGTACTAGAGTTCGGAGCTAAGAAATACGCTAAAGATAATTGGAAGAAAGGAATGCCAGCTAGCGAAGTATTAGAGAGTATGTTGAGACATACTTTTAGTTTGTTATCAGGAGAGTCTCACGACAAAGAATCTCTTATCCACCATATAGGACACATACAATGTAATGCTATGTTTATTGCCTATATCTTAAGGGAGAAGCCTGAGTTTAATGATTTGACCCATGAAGATCCAAGTAAGTAACTTTTCCAAACTAACCAAAGGCCAAAGGAATTATCCTTATTGGTTCTTCTATCCTTTACCCATATTAACTTTTAGTCGCACTAACTCTAGAGAGAGGTTTAGTATTCATTTAGGGTTCTTATGGTTTACACTAACTATTAAATTTACGAAGCAATGATTTTAGACGAGGATTATTTATCCAACACAGCACAAAGCCAGAGTAGGCTAAAGAAAATACTTTTACACCCTAACCTTTATATTAACTACGATCCTAATTCTGACATGGATGAACCAGCAGAAGTAACAGTTATAGGTGATGGAGTAGATTTATTATTAACTCAAGGAGAAGATGTATTCATGGAGCAATTCTATTTTAGTACTGTAGAAAGACCTACAGGACAGATGGGAGACTTTGTATGGCATCTATTTGCTAATCGTAATGATACTATGGCAGAAAACATAGCCTACGAATTAGCAGGATTTAAGCGTGATACTCTTGCTAAGGTGAGAGAGAGATTCGAGAAAGAGGGTAAAGCCTATTATGATGACTTGATTGCTGGGGAAGGAAAGAAAGTAGTAAGTCCTATTCAGTATGCAACCATTCAGAACGTAGCAAACACTCTTAAGATGAGTCCCTTTACTTCTAAGTATGTAGTAGGGAATTCACAGTTTAAAGTATTTACTCAACAGTCTCTTCAGTTTGAATACGAAGGAGTTGCTTGTAAGGGTCTTTTGGATTTAGTGGTAGTTGACACAGTAAACAACATCCTATATCCTATTGATCTCAAAACAACCACAACTTCTTTAAACTACTGGATAGAGATGTTGCTTAAGCACAGGTATGATTTCCAAGCAGCCTTTTACACAGAAGCTCTTAAACAAACAGACCTAAGTATCTACGGAGAGAACTTGACTATACATAACTTTAGATTTATCGTAGAAAGTCAGAAGTATCCAGGCAGTCCTTTGATCTATGAGATGTCAGACAAGCTAATGGATTTAGGAAAGATGGGAGGCACTTACTTAGGTAAGGAGTATGAAGGGTTCCACCAAGCAATTCAACGCTTAAAATGGCACTCAGAAAACGATATGTGGGCATATACAATGGAGGACTACTGGAATGACGGACTTAGAATTGTGTAAAGTGTACTCAGATACTACAAACAATACCACAAAGTTCCTTAGCCCCATGATATTTACATCAGGGGCTAATGCTGCTCGTTTACTTGCTAACTTTGGGTTAGTTAATGTTTACATAGATGATTACGGGTATAAAAGTAAGTACACTAACTGTTTGTTCTTTCTGTTTAAGCCTACAGACAAAGATGCTTTTGAGATGTTTGAAACTAAAATTACAGGATTTGACTCTTTCTACGACTATTATGAAGTAGATAACATGGTTATGTATGTCTTTAGACCTAGTTCTTTATATCATAGAGACATTGAATTATTTAAGCAAGGTAGGTTTAATGACATGTCCAAAGATTATAAATCTCTTTTACATCGTGATATAAATTTTAAAGACGTAGTTGTAGATATTCCAAAAGAAATCTTTAGATTTGAACTCAGTTTATCTTAGTGCCGTTTATACAAGAATCATACAATACTTATAATCAGAAAGGAATAAAACTCCTTTCTGATTTTCTAAGTAGTAAAGGTTATGAAATAGAATCTAAAGAAGAAGACTTTAATATAGACATACTAGCCTATAAGGATGGTAATAGATATCTGTTTGAGGCAGAAATGAAAAAAGACATAAGTATTACTACTCCTGAAGCTTTTTATAAAACAGTATCATTTCTTTCTCGTAAGCGAAAGTTTGCTGAGAAGAACTGGTTTATATATTTTATAATTAGTAATAGGAATGGTGGAGCTATATGGGCACCTTCTGATGTAATTTTTAGATACGAACATAAAGTACAAAAGTATATAACTAAAGATGGTAGAAAAGGTTGGGAAGATTTTTATGAAGTACCAAGAGAACTTTGTAGATTTGTACCACCTGAACAATTTTTAATAAACAATAATGTATAAAATACCTATCATATATAACATGCCTAAGACTGATAAGTCTGAACTTTACTTAGATTTAGCTGTAAGAATTGCTCAAGAATCTTACTGTAAGAGACTCCAGGTAGGATCTTTAATCGTAAAGAACGGAAACATTATCTCTTTTGGGTATAATGGAACTCCTTCAGGGTTTCCAAATGTATGTGAAGAAAATGATATAACCTTTGAATACGTACTCCACTCAGAATCCAATGCAATTACTAAAGCATGCAAGAGTCCTATCAGTACAGAAGGAGCCGTTATGTACTGTACTCATGCATGCTGTGTGCATTGTGCTAAGTTGATTATTCAAAGTGGAATCACTACATTTGTATATCTAGAAGATTATAGAAATAGAACAGGATTAGAACTATTAATAGCAGCAGGTCTAGATGTAATCAAAGCAAAAACAAATTAAAACAATATGGCAATCACAGTAAAAGGACACCGAGTATTACTCAAGCGTCCTAAGAGAGAAGAAAGACTCATTCAACTTACACCAGAGATGGAAGAAGAGTTGAACATGAAAGAGTTGGCTAACCTTAAGCGTTTAGAAGTATACGCTCTCGGAGAAGAAGTAACCAACGTAAAAGTAGGAGACTTCGTTTATGTAAACATCATGTACCTTCAATCAGCAGAGTTAGTTGAAGTAGAAGGAGAAGAAAAGATCATGGTAAGTGATCGAGACATTGCTATCGTTTGGTAATTAAAAAGACAAATATGTTATTCTATTACACAGAAAAAGAAAAAGTAGAGAACGGTGAAGAGATGGAATTGATCATCAAGAAAGGTTTCTCTTTTAACATCCACAAGGTTCTTATGACTTACCCTACAGAGAATGGTTTAGCCGTTGTCTTAGAAGGTAACGCTGATAAACTTAACCCTGTAGACTATCAATACAAAATTGATCCTGCAACTAAGCAAAAAGTTCCAGTAAAAATCACTAAATTTGAAATCACAAGTGAGCCAATCGTAGTAGAGCTGAAAGTGAAAGAAGAAGTTCTTGCTTTCTTAGCTGCTACAGGAGGACCACAAGCGATGTAATCATAGTTTTAGTTTATTTAGTTTTAGTTTTTAGTTATTTAGTTTACCAACCAAAAGAAAAGGGGCTCTTAATAGGGCCCCTTTTTTTATAATCTTATTACTCTTGGATGTTCTATCCCGTTTGCTATGACGACATCTAATCCTAGTATACTTTCTATTACAACATCGTCTTCTTCCTCTACTCCCATTTCTTTTAATAGATCTTCAAACTGATCTTCTGTAAGCAGTACCACATTAGGTCTTACTGCTAACCCATCCTTCTCTGAGTCTAAATAGAACTGGTTTATAAGTTTATCTATATCTGCTATCTTAATCATCTTAATTTTATTTAAAGCGAATATAAAACGAATATATTAAATCCGTATCTTTTTCTACTAAATCAAACGAAACTCCTGGATAACCAGGACCAAAGTTATTCATTATCCACTTAGAAGAGCCGTACATAGACAATACATTCCTATATCTAAACTTGTAAACTTGTTGCATACTCTCTGTATGTAGGTCACCTTTTACTATTGAGATGTTTTTATTCTCTCCTAAATTGTGGTGATCTATATACTTGTTAAGGAAATTTTCTGCTTTCTCGGTTAAGAAAAGGGGAAGACCATGCTTAAGATCCTCAGAGTCTTTTCCATGAGTAAAAATAAATGTATGTTTTCCATAGTCAAAATGTTCTAAGAACTTCTCCATTATCGTTACTTTGATAAAAGGATAAGCCGTATTTAAATAAAGAGTTAGTGCTTGGTTAGTTATGTAGCCAAAAGAACCTGAGTGGTTATCTTCTGTCTGCATAATAGCGTGAATGTTATTAGCTAAGTTTTTCTCTACTAACAGGTCAAAGAATCGCTTATGAGCATAAAGATAAGTCATAAAAGACTCTTTGTTATTCATGTTCTGGGGAAGTGCATGTCCTCCTCTAGTAGTATGACCATTCCAACCATCTAATGAATCTCCTAAATCACAAATAAAAAGATCTTCTAACCTTCCATAGGTCTTTACTTGCTTCTCTATCTCTTCTAATACTCTCATCATACGTACTTCGAAGACATCTTCGTTGTACTGATTGTTGAAAATAGAGTTAGGATGAGTAAGAGCACCTACGTGTTTGTCACTCATGTAGACGAATAAGCCTCTCTTAGACGCTATAGGAGACTTTCTAGGTGTTGGGTACGGAGTTATATTAGATTCTAGGAAAACCTCTCTGAGAACGTTCTCTATGTCTTGAGGAAAAGTGTCCTCAGGCTTTATAGAAGCAAATAAGGCTGACACTAGCCAACCTGATTGTTTTTCTTTACTCCAATACTGTACTAATCTCCACTTAGATCTATCTATCTTGTGGATTTCGATGATTTCTTCAGAAGATCTAGGTTGAGTAGAAACTAGTTTAGATACCTCAAGGGTACCTTTATCTAGATTCTCATCATAAGTTCCTGTAATTTGTGTAGGTTGATCGTTAGGCGTTAAAGGTTTATCTGCACCCAACTTATACATAGCAGTTCTTTTTAAGTCACGAACTCGCTTAGCTCTTAGTTCATTATATACTTCTGGTTGGTAGTTGAAACGAATAGCAACTTCTAAAGCTGACTCATCCGTATTTGGATTATCCATGTAGTGTTGGATAATCTGTTTTGAGATTGGCATCATAGGCTGGTAGGTTAAAGTATTAACCCTATGGTTAACAAAGCTATAGCAAATAACCCGCCTTTCAAAACGTTCTTTAAAGTTTTAATTGTTTCTGCTTGAGACCTAACTTTAGTATCTAAGCGAACTATCTCTACTTTAGCGGTATCTAAAGCCTTTTTATAGTTAGGGATAATAGAATCTTTATACAAGGATAACTGAACGCTATCTGTCTTGATAATCTTCTTAAGACTTACTACTCTCTCACGTGCTTGAATTCCTTTTAGGAACTCATCATTCAACTCCTTTAAGGGTAAGCTGTCTACTGATTGTGAGTAAGAATTTTGTGCCGTCAATATCAGGCATAGTGTCAATAGCAATCTGAATTGTGTCATACTTTAGGGTGATTTGTTCGTAACGGAAATACTCTTCGTGCTTTATATGTTCTAGAGAGTCAATCTTTTCAAAGTAGGTATCGTTTTGTTTATCTATAGAATCAATAAAAGATATTACTTGGTTAGTATCTTGTTCCTGTACATACTCATACTTAAAAAGTAAGTAAGCAATGATGAAGAAAAAGATAATATTAAGTTTAATCGAGAGGTTTTTCATTATCGTGGTTAAATTTATGTTGATCTATCTTTGCTAAGATCTGAGATAGTACACTGTTGTTTATTACTCCTACTGTGTTAGCATTCTTAAGAGCACTAATAAGTTGGAAGACGATAAAAGGAGCACAGAAAGTTTCTGAAAGCCAGAACGTACCATCAAATCCTTTCTCTACCATTAAGATAGCAGAAAGAATCATTACCCAAGCAAACAAAGTCTGAAGTACTTTAACTGCTTTTCTTGTTTGAAAACCAATCTTCTTAGTACCTGCCCATACACCAAAAAATCCATCTACAAATACAACAGCAACAATCGCTAAGTATTGTTCTGCGTTATCTGCAGTTAGATTTAAAAAATATGTGCCCAAAAAGGCACATACTGTGGTGATAGTTACTAAAAGGGTCTTCATCAATTAAGCGTTGTAAGCAATAATAGATCCTGAAGCAAGTGTTATAGAAGAGATAGTTGTTCCTTTAGCTACGCTAATCTTCATTCCTGGTGCCAAAGTAACTCCTGAAAGACCTAAGCTTGTCATAAGACTAGCTGCGTTCTGATCCAAGATAGCACTAACTACAGCTGATGCGTTAACAACAAAGTACTGAAAAGTACCTGTAACTGGTGATGTGCCTGAGATTACTTTACTGCCGTTCATACCTGCTTCCGCAGTTACGCTAGCGTTGATGCAACAAAGTTGACCTTCGATGTGACGAAGTTTCTTTGATTGCTCTCTGAGAATGTCATGTGTTTCCATAAATATTTATCTTTACGACTGTTAAGTCCGACCGTAGTCCGTATAACAAAAATACTTTAATTAAAAATAAAGTCAAGAAACTAGGGGGACTATTTTCCCCTTAGTCTCTCCTTAGCTCTTTTATTTTCTAGACTTTCCTGTTTAGACTTTATCTTTTCTCTAATAAAATCTTGTGGGTTATTCTGTATTTGGTATCTTTTAATCTCCTTATCTAGATCTGCTGCTTCTGAACTACCCAAAGAAGAAGCAAACTTTCTATTTCTATAGTATGCTCCTACATATGAATATTGTTCTCCTATTGTTTCCATGGTTTTCTCTAGGACTAGTATTTCGGAAATCTTAGCGTCTCTTTCTGCTCTATCTGTTATTATCTCTGAGGGCTTTACTGACTTCAACTCTTTCTTTATTGCTGTTACCCTCTCACTTAACTCATTATAGCTTCCCATTGGATCTAGTTTAATTCTTCTTTCCTCTGTGAAGTCTAACCTTGGATTGTATTTTAGAACTGTGTAAAGCTTCTTCTCTGGTTGTAGGAACTGACTCATACCCACTTCTGCTCCTGTATAAATCATGAAAGCTGCAAGTAAGCTTGACTTACCTTCTAATGCTTCAGGAGTACTAAAAGAGTCAGGTAAACCATTTGTATATCTATAAGTAAAAGAACCTGCAGGATCTAACCAAGTATCCTTATCAAAGAAAGGAGTTAAAGCATCATAAGAAGCTTTAGTTGTACCTCCAATCAAACTCCAACTTATTTGTTTAGCTCTTGCTACTGCATCACTCTCTCCTGGTTGTTTCTGAGGAGTTTGTAGGAGTGATTTGTAAGCCCAGTTTGCAGCTCCTAAAGGACTGAAGGTACTTAACTCATCATGCATACCCTGAAGAATATTACCAATAAACGCCAAGAAAGGACTAGTAGGCTCTTCATCATCATCATCTAAGGACTTAGCAAGTATACCCATAGTAGTAATTAAAGCTTGTTGAACAGCAAGCATAGCTACTAAGTTAGTTGCTGCAGTACGCATTCTAGATTTCTGTTGATCAGTAGTCATTTGGTTAGCCATAGAACTACCTCCCAAAGCTAGCAACTGGACGTAAGACATAACTTCTCTGTTAAATCCTTTCTCTAGGTTACCTGTGTTTAACTGAAGTCTTCTTGCTCCGTACTTATTATTAAATGTAGTAGCTACCCAACGCTTCATACTCATTATCATTCTAGCAATAATGTATCTTTCGTACTGAGCAGAACCTCTTTTATAGTAGTTACCTTGAGACCCAGTAAAGTAGTTAAAGATTCTATCTCTGATTTCTTGCTCTAAGCGATCTATTTTCTCTACTTTAACTCCTGCTTTAAGCTGAAGTTTACCATTTACTTGCTCGTAAGCTTCTGCTAACTTAATAGTTCTTGTTGTTCCTCCCTGTTCTATCTGAACGTTATATTGGTTCATGATAGATTCAAATACAGCAATAGTAGAAATACTTTCTAAGTATCCACGTACTACAAATCCTGCAGTCTCACTAGAAACAAACCTATTCAACATAGTCTGATGGATAGTATCTGCTTTAGCTCCAGGTTGTGCTTGTGGCATAGCATTAAAATGCATCAGTAGGTCTGCGTAGTAGGAAACATTTCCTCCTCCTCTGTACACTTCAAACATCTTATCTGATTGTTTGATACCTCTCCACATACCTTGAATGAACTCTGCTCTAGTTACACCTGCTAGGTTATTGTTTATACCTGCGTTCCATAAGTTGATTGCAAAGTTCTTTATAGATGCAATTACGTTAAACTGTAAAGCTTTACGTTGACCTACAGATAAGAACTTGTTTAAAGGACGACTAATAAGTTTTACATACTTATTGTTACCCATAGAACTAATTTCTTCTCCGTAGAAGTTCTTAGAGATCTCAAAGTCTACTGTAGATAAAGTACTTTCTGCTGATTTGTTTCTCTCTAATGCGTCTCTTGTGCTGAACACAGTAGGCATAATCTTCTGCATGGCTGCAAAGTGGGAAGAGTAAACACCAAACTTAGCAATGTTACCTAGAATATTATAAGATACTTGGTTAGTGTTTAAAGGAGTCTTATAACGACTACGAATTAATTGTACCTTTCTTCCACTAATAACCTCTACTTCTGAGTCATCTAGTCTTTCGTACTCAGCAGATCCTATGTTAGGTGCAAAGGTTAACTTAAATAACTCATAGATTCCTGAGAATGTATCTAGAGGCTTTCTTAAAGCTGTAGATAGAGTTTCAAATGCTGTCTTGTTTTCGTTTACAATAGCATACCCTACACGTTGACTCTTAGGCAACTCTTTCTGTACGTCTTCATGTAAAGCAATAATATCATCTAGAATGGCTTTCTCTTGTGCAGGTAAGCTAGAATACTCTGGGTTAGAGTATTTACCATCTTGAGTTTCTCTAGGTCTAGGTTCTGTAGTAAAACGATAATCCTTGTTCTTGAA